CCGCCGCTGGTTGGAGTCTCAAGGCCTGTCCCTGTCCAGGGGCCAGGCCCTACAGCTCTCCTACTGGGGCCGTGCTCTCCCCCCTCCCGTTCTGGACCGTGCCGCGGCCGCGGCGGTGGCCAGCGCGACTTGGGCCCGCCTCCACCTCCGTTCCCCTGACCCTCGCTTCGAGGGCACCCCCGCCTCTTGGCGGGCGAGGTGCTATCGAATCTTGGGGATGAGACCGGTTCGGTGGCGGTGGAACCTGTCGATGTCTGAGTCCGCCAGTCTGGAGCGGAAGGGGAGGGAAGGCGGCCAGCGGGCTCGTCTCCTTCTGGATCTGCGGCGGGATCTCCCGCAGTCCTCCTACCGCGAGAGGTGCCTCCTCCGTCGATCGGTGCTGCTTGTCCAGGCTCGGGACATGGCGGCGACTGACGTTCCGATGGAGGAGATCAAGCCCTTCGAGTTGGAGTCTGCGGAGACCCCACCCCCCGACCTCACGTGGGAGCAGATGGTCGCCTTCGCCAGGGAGCTGGAGCGTCCCCAACCCAGGTTGGACGCTTCACGCCGCATGGCGGAGGCGATCTACTGGTCCTGCATTGGGGTTTTGGGACCACAGCTTGACCACGCCGCCCAGTGTCCTTTCTGGGACCATCAGGCTTGCGATCGCCCCGACCTACACCCCCCTACGGCTCTCCTGCCTATTGAGGAGAACGGGTTCAAGACTAGGGTGGCCACGCTCCATGAGGCTGCCCTTATCTATGTTGCCCGTGCCTGGGGTGGTCCGGGGTTCGCGACGCTTCGGGGTCTTCCGTCGGAGAGGAACGGAGTGGTGGGTGAGCCCGTGGAGGCGATGGCGGAGCACCTTGGGTCGGCCTCCGGACGAGCGGTGAGTTTGGATCTCTCTGCGGCTACAGACATGTTTTCGATGTTTGCTGCCCGGGATGTCCTCCTTGCCCTGACAACTCCCCCCACCCGTGGGGTGGAGGATGACTCACTCGTCTGGTCGCCCCTCGAGGATCGCTCGGCGGTCTGTCGCCTGCTCAGTGGTCCCCTTCGACCCGTCCAAAGGGTGAATTGGGCGAGCGCGGTGCTGAAGCCCTTGCCCGGAGAGTCGCCCCATGTGGCTCACCGGGAGTGGCTCGAGCGCCTCGCCGCTCATGTCGGTGGGAAGGTCCCTCTGCCCCCCCGTCGCCCGGGTGATCGCCGCCTACTTCATCTTCCTGCCGAGGAGCTCCCCGAGGGTGGCCTCAGGTTTCCGTGGCAGGATGAGTTGGAGGCTGGTGCCGACCTCTGGACTGTCC